ACTTACGTAATCCCCTCAGTTTCTGGGGGGTTTTGCAGAAACTTGTTGACGGAAATTGGGTTCTCAGGCATAATTATTATATTGAGTTAGAAAACTGTTTGGAGATTAAATGATGAATGCTGTGAAAACTACTGTGACTTTCGATCGTGCTGCTGGAAAAAACATTGTAATGGTCGGTGATGCTGGTCCTTTCAAGACTGCAAAAACTGGTGCTGAACTTGAACGTGCTGTTGAATTCTTTTTTAAGAAAGCCACTGGCGTGAAAAAAGATTATGACCAAATTATGGGTGGTGTGTCTGTGTCCTCTGAGCCAAAAGAAGAAAAGTATGATATCAATACACGATTCGGTTTCGTCGAGAAACTTGTGTCGATGGTTGCTGCTGGTGTCCAGCCCTCTGCTGTGATTACTGGTGCTGGTGGTCTCGGTAAGACATACACTGTTACAAAAACATTGCAGTCTTCTGGCTACAAAGATATCTCTGACCTTGCTGACTTCCAAGTCGGTTCTGTGATTAACACTCGCAAGTGCTTTACCTTTGTCAAGGGTTATTCTACTCCCAAGGGTTTGTATCGTACCCTGTTTGAGAACAACAAGTCCATCATCGTGTTTGATGATTGCGATGCAGTGTTGAAGGATCCAGTTGCTTTGAACCTGCTCAAAGGTGCACTGGATTCTTATGGCAAGCGTATCATCTCTTGGAATGCTGACATGCGTGACGATGACCTGCCACGTAGTTTCAACTTTGAAGGTCGTGTGATTTTCATTAGCAACATGAGCCAAGACAAAATTGATCAGGCTATCCGTAGTCGTTCAATGATGATTGACCTGAGCATGACTCTTGACCAAAAGATTGATCGTATGGAGCACATTGCTTTGTCCGATGAGTTTATGCCTGAGTACACAAAGGCACAGAAGCAAGATGCGTTGGCTTTGATTCGTGACATCAAAGATGAGTGCAAGGAAATTTCCCTGCGCACTTTGATCTCGGTGACTAAGATTCGTGCCAGCAATGATGACTGGAAAGATCTGGCCACTTACATGTTGACTGCTTAAGGAGAAAGGTATGAGTATAATGGCTGAGATGGTTATGGAAATACAATCTGATATCGCTGATGGTATCCTGTCCTTTGGTGCAATTGCTGAACGATACAACATCAATCGTGAGGATGTAGAACTGATTGCTGATGAGATGATGGAACAGCAGGTTCAAAACTGTTATTTCTGTTCATCCCAGTATAATTTAATATGGTAAAGTTTATTCCCTAGTAGCACAGCGGTAGTTGCACTTGACTGTTAATCAAGGTGTCCGTGGTTCGATCCCACGCTGGGGAGCCAAGTTTTGTGAATGCTGTTTACAGCAACCGAGTTACAAGTGAAGAGTTGAGGCTCTTCTTTACAAATTTTTATCGCAGAGTATGGAAGTGGTCATCCGTCTGGTCTCATAAGCCATGAAATCGCAGGTTCGAATCCTGCCTCTGCAACCAAACATGCAGTCTCACAACTGCTAGTGTTATCCGCACGAAATGAAACTGAGTTGTCCTCAGTAGGATGGTTCTTCTCTATTAGATTAGAGGACATGAGTAAAATCATGGGGTCGACCTAACCAGCGTTGGCAATACGACAGTCCTGTGTGTGACAAGTGGGTGGAAGGTGTAAGTGATGAGTTGCAACTCTGATACACTATAATTACCACGACACACAGGAAGCACCTGCCGAATTAGCACAGTGGTAGTGCAATCGCCTTGTAAGCGATAGGTCGTCTGTTCGAACCAGACATTCGGCACCAGTTTTTTAGGTCTTAAAGTGTTCATGGACGCACATATGCCTGTCACGCATAAAGAAGGGGATCGTTACCCCTTAAGACCGCCATTGTTAAGTGTTATCAAGGTATCGTGTATGGACCCATACACTACTCGACAGTTAGGGTGCGACCGACACTGTCTGATATAACTGTTATTCGCTCGCCAGTGCTAGCTACATTTTTGGCAAATCGGCATGATAGCACTTAACAATGGTTTTGGGGGATTAGTGATAATGGGAGCACATGTGCTTTGCAAGCATGAAGTGGGAGTTCGATCCTCCCATCCTCCACCAAATATAGCGGAATATAGCGCAGTCTGGTAGCGCATCTGGTTTGGGACCAGAGGGTCGTAGGTTCGAATCCTACTACTCCGACCAACATCGAAGGTAATATGTTACATCTTATTGAAACTCTAACCGATAAGTTTTTTGAATTGCTTGCAGATGATCCTGTGAGACCAACCATACCACATGTGGACAGAGTTGGTGAGAACAAGGACATCTTTGTATTTCGTGATGAAAACGATACAGTGAAAGCTATTACCTGCGTCAGCTATCAGGCAACCATACCTACCAAGGAATCCGAGTTGTTTGAGCAGTGCGACAATCCTACAATTGCGATCTTTTACACCATCTGGAGTTATGCTCCTGGTGCTGGCAGAAAACTAATCTTTGATGCAGTGCGACATATCAAAGAAAACGATACAAGCATACAACGATTCATTACACTTAGTCCAAAGACTGAGATGGCAAAACGATTCCATACATCCAATGGAGCAATCACTCTGCGTGAGAACGAAGAGACTGTTAACTACGAATACGTACAGGAGAACACCAATGGCTAATGTAAAGCAAGGCAATCTTACAAGGAGTCCTCAGTGGTGGAAACACCTCAAGGACTTTAAGCGTTTCTTCTGGAAAGCAGAACGCAAAGCACAAAACCAAGATATCAAAGGGAGATTACATGAGTGATACACCATCCACATTTAAGCAAGAGTGGGAAGCCAAGAAGTTACTTAAACGTGCAAAGAAAAAAGCCAAGACTCAATTGCAAAAAGAAGGCTACTCTAAGAGTGAAGCCACCAAGCAGGTAAAGGCAGCATTGAATCGTATTGTTGCCAATCCAATTCGCAAAGCAAGTGGTCGAGGTGGATAATGAGTTATAGTCGCTGGGGTGGTTCTGTATGGTATAGTTTTTACAACTGCAGTTCTGGTGACACCAGAGACACTCAGGTGCTGTCGCTGTGGTACAGCATGGAATATACAATCGATTGGTTGTATGAAGACCTAGATGATGTTACAGCTGCAGATATTGTAGAAATGTATAAATGCACTGCTGCAGAAGCTGATGAAGCCATGGAGATCATAGGCTGGTTCATGGCTGATGTAGAAGAAGATTATCCTGATGCAATGCAGATCCTTGACAAAATAGACAAAATCGGTGAGCCCAGATGATGGAATTGGTATACATATCAGACTTAAAATCTGAGTTCTGAGGGTTCGAGTCCCTCTCTGGGCACCAAACCCTCCCCATACAGTTAGAAAAATCCCTTTAAAATCAATGACTTACGTAATCCCCTCAGTTTCTGGGGGGTTTTGCAGAAACTTGTTGACGGAAATTGGGTTCTCAGGCATAATTATTATATTGAGTTAGAAAACTGTTTGGAGATTAAATGATGAATGCT